AGTGCGTAAACAACCAGTGCGGGGTTTTCAGCCCCTTGAAGAATCACGCCTTGCTGGGTGATTGAAAAGACTTCCTGGGCCACGGCCTCGGCATCTTCGTAATCCCTGACTCGCAGCTCTGCTTTCGCTTTGCCGTAGCCATCCAGCTTGGCTTGCCATGCCTTCTGCTGATTCATAACTTCAGCTTGTTGCTTGGCGTTGACCTCATCGGCTTGTCGCTTGCGCTCAAACCAACCTGTCAGTGCTTCTTCGTATTTGTCAGCGTCATAGTCGTGATCTTCTAGCTTGGGCTTGGCTCCAATGGCAACTGGCTTGATCTCAGTTGGCTGGACTTGCAGCTTGCTTTGCAGTTCACGGTTCTGGCGTTGCAACTCACGGTTTGTCTTTCGCAACTCTCGTACCCATTCAGGTGCTGGAGTATGCTCTTCGGGAGGTGGCGCTTCCTCTCCAATGCTGACAACTACTTCCTCGGGTTCTTCTTGGTCATCAACGATTTCCGTGACTTCCTCGACATCTTCCTCGACAAAAGTTTCATCGTCCTCAATTACTGCCTTTTCGTTCATCTTTTGACCCCATTAAACTCACCCATTAAAAACGGTGGGTGGCATCCGTTAATTACATTCTCGCTTGTTTTTTATTATCTGACAACAGGCTGCACAATTTGTCCACGCAATATCTCCTGGACGGCCTCGGCGTTTGTCAAGGCCATGTTTTGTGCGGTTTCATCGACTTTGCCCAATGTCTCCAGTGTCTGAGCACGCTTCAACTCGGCACTTGCCACGGTCTCCACAGTATCAGCACGGGCCTTGGCTGCTTTTGCCATCGCTTCCTCTGCTGCCGCCTGGAGGTACATAGCGTTCGGGTCTTGCGGCTTGCCCTGCATCTCGGCCATGAGTTCTTGGGCTTCGTCCTCGGTTGGCTGCACAACACCCATGCGGAGCAACTTCTTGCGGAAGTAGGCGTTTGTGTCACTTAAACCCTCGCCCTCCATATTCATCATTGCCATGGCGGTAAGAACTTGGGCAGTCTCTGGGTCGGTGGTGATCTGGAGCATCCCGGTCAACGCCCGGACAGTCGCTGCACGCTTGCTGCTGCTGGATGGGCCAACCTCGGCAACCACATCAAAGGTGGCTGTGCTGAGATCGTTTTCCATGACCATTGCACCAGTTTCGGTGTCAATCATGGGCTTCATCAGCTCGACCACATTAGAGTCACCAGTTGGCGCAATGGTCTTCATCTTGCGCTTTTCTTCGGTGTAGATGTCCCGAGCCATGCTTAACCAAATCTCGCCGCAGCGTTTCATTCCCTTAGCAAAGTTGCTCATGTAAATGAAAGTCTGCATATCCACACGGGTTTGGATCAACTCTACGGCTTTACCAGACACGCCCGACACCATCTTGTCAGCGCCTTGCGGGTTGCCCAGGATGTCTTGCATGTCCTGTTCGGTGATCTGCAACAGTGCAGCCATAGCGGGTGGGATTGCAGCCGACTTGGTGTAAGCCAATGGGCCAGCCGCTTGGGTGTTGCCATCAGGCCCAGTGATTGGGTTAATCAGCAGATACGGGTAATCCCTTAAATTGTCCTCTGCCCACATAAGCTGGTGACCCGCCACTTGCTCGGGGGTCATGATGGGCTTTTCAATGCTGGACAAGGCTGAGATTTCGCCCAGCTTGGACAGTTGCATGTTCTTCAGGCGTTGGGCATCTTTCGCCAATCTGACAGCGCCCATGCAGCGTTCGATGTTGTCCACGAACCAGCGTTTGCCGTAGACCACCACAATCGGAATGCACTTGCCAGCGATGTAACCAGCATCCTCAAGCACCCTGCCGCCCGACATGATGTATTTGCGTACCCGCATACGCTTGACCCGCTTCTGCCGCACTTCCCGTGTGCCGATGGCCATTAGGGTTTCTTCAAGGGTTTCATCGTTCTCAAAGTCTTTGGCTGTATAGCGTTCCTCAGTCCCATCAATGGCCTCAAAGATGCGGATTGTCTCGGTCTTTTCCTCGACCTTGTAATACTCAGCCACGAACACGACATCAGGCGTTGCCCAATCAAACTCATACTGGTGGATGATCTTGGGCCAATCCGTTGGGTCATCGTTGTAGGTTTCTTTGTAGCTCTCACGGGTCATGCTGGTGACCACAAAAGCATACTTGGCGTCTGACTTGTCCTGGCGCTTGGCGTTCAGGTCAAAGAACACCGAGCTGTCAGCATCAAAGATTGGCTCCATGCGGATGCGCTGGCGGTCATCCTCGTCATTCTCTTCGTCTTCGTAGACTGTCCGCAGCCGCCATGCGCCAATGCCGCCGCCCACGGCTTCCTCAAAAGCGTTGTCATAGGCTTCATCAGCGACCGATGCTTGTTCATCAGCACGATACAGGCCATCACAGACCTCTGCCAGCCTTGCGTTGTCTGTGCCATCTTTGGACACATAGTCCACAGTGATGCGGTTGTTGCGGTATTCGTTGACGATGCGAATGACCGCCAGCATGATTTTGTTGACCTCAAACTTGGGCTTGTTCTCGTACTGATCCCACAACGGGCCTTCCCACTGAGCGCCGCACAAGGAGTAGAACCGCCTGTCTTGCAAGCACTGTAGGCGCTCGTCCCGCAGCGCAGTCTGGATGTCATTGAACTGGCGCAGGGCTTCGGTGTGTAGATTCGAAAGCCGTTGGTCGTTTGAGATTCTTGCCATGATTGTCCTTTGTTAACCGATTTTCTACCATTTGTTTATGGTCGGCAATGGCGTGAAGTTGATCGTTTTGGTCACTGCTGCACGCCTGACACCCTCGCAAGCATATCTCAGTGCATCAATCACATGGTTCTTTTTGTCCTCCAGCACGGGCAGAATTCTACCCGTCAGCGGGTCTGACTTGTAGCTGTACAGGCTCAGTTCGTCAATGGTGTGTATACAGCGAGGGTGGACAATGATGTCGTAGTTCTTCAAGAACTCAATGCCTTCCTCGACAGACTTTGGGCCTTTAACTGCGGTCATGATCTTTGGAAACCCATTGCGTTTCATGTGGCTGATGGTCTCCGGTCTGGCTGAATCTGCCACTATGGGCCAGCGTTCGCTCTCGGGCACTTGCATAAACAACTCGGGCGTGTTGATGATTTCACACCCAACCATGTAGGCTTCGTAGTCGATGTACAGCGTGCGCCCGATGATGTGGCAGCGCACCAGCACAGTCGGGTCAATGGAAAAGCCCCAATCTGCGCCGAGTCGGTGAATGGCATCTGGCGGTGCTTCAAAGTCATCGATCTTCCAGTTCTTGAACACCCTGGCGTTGCTGTTCCGCAGATACTGGCCCATCCAAACGTGTTGATATTTGTCAGGGTCTCGCCGCTTGTCGTACTCCATTTCGTCTTTGAGGACTTGCGGGAACCACGGGTTTTCGCCAAAGTTCACCTTGATGACTTTGGCATCCACAGGTGGCTCTGGGCCTCTCAACAGAAAATCAACCGGGTCACTCTGCTGTCTAGGGTTCCATGTGAACCACAGTTCACTGTCAGGCTTGCGGATTGTTGGCCGCAATAGGTCAAGGCTGGACTGACTCAGGCTTTGTGCTTCTTCCACCCAAGCGCAGTCGTAGCCTTCCAGCGACTTAATGCTGTCGGCGGTGTGGTTTTGCATACCCTGAAAGATGATGGCCCCATCGCCCTTTTTGGACTTGATGACCGAATCCTGGACCTCAAAGTAAGCGCCAGCGTTCATGGCCTCAATCTTGGTTTCCAGTAAACGCTTAACAGACTGATTTAAGGACTTCTGTATCTCACGGACGCATACGCTGCGCCGCTTCTGATCCATGATGTGCATCTCAATCATCAGCTCGGCAAACATGTGGGACTTGCCAGAGCCTCGCCCACCCCATGCGCCTTTGTAGCGGCTGCCTTCCAGCAAAGGCAAAGCCCACTCGGGTGTCTGGATTTGCAGGGTTTTACCCATTCTTGACAATCACACGCTCAATCTTGGCGAACTCCAGAGGCGCACCGTCAGCCCCGGTTAGTTCGTGCTTTTGGGTTTCTGCCCAGCGCATCTGGGTTTTGCTCCACCAGATTGCAGCAGTCGTGTCGCCAGCCATCACCTTTTGGAATAGGGTTTTACCAACCTGTGCGTTTGCCTTTGACTTGCCGCTGACCAGCTCGGAACTGAAGTGCGCCCTCAGTGTGTCGATGTGTATGCCATCCCGCACCAGTGCGCCAATCTGGTCGAAAGGCAATCCGTAACCAGATAGCGCCTCGACTTGCTTGCGCTCGGCATCGGTCGGCTCAAAGGCTGGTCGGCCAGCTCCTGGCTGCGCTCCGCCACCGTTCGGAAAGCGTGCGCCACCCTTCTTCCCTTTTGTTTGAGTCGGTTTTTCTTCAGTGGCCTGTTTCTTGCTTGTCATTTTTAACCTCCGCGAAAGGTTGTCCAGTTTCTGCGTGTGTTGCTATTTTGCCTGTGAAGTCTTGCCAACGCTTGACGATGACATCGCAATATGCGGCATCGCGCTCCATCATGAAAGCTCGTCTGTCTGTCTTTTCACAAACAATGCAAAGCGTTCCACTGCCAGAAAAAAGATCAAGAATTGCCCCTTTTTGTGGGACTTTTAAATAGTCAGCGGAAAACTCAATTACTTCAACAGGTTTTTGTGTCGGATGAACACTTCCACGAAGCGCCCCACGATTGACTGTTTTGCTTCTCAGTGGTTTATCTTCGGTCGTCCAAGCAAGCTCTCCGTCACTCATTGAAAGCCCGTCCTGTCCTTTGCTCCAGTAAAGCCAGCCTCTGGTAGCTGGCAATAAATCGGCAAAGTAGTTGCCACCCCAAATCACAGCGGGTACGCCAAGCGCAACAATGTAGGAAAATATCGAAGCATCAGGCCTTTGTGAATCCCATCCCTTATGCTCATGATGCTTTCGATTGTGTTTAGGGTTTTTATTTACTGATTTTTTTTGACCATCAATACCGATCCCATAAGGTGGATCAGTTATCAGAGCATTTGGAACTGCACCAGCGAGCAATTTATCTATTGCGTCTGTGCTTTCGCTGTCACCACACATCAAGCGATGCTTGCCAAGCACCCAAACATCGCCAAGAACAGTGATCGGATGCTCTGGTACTTCTGGCACAGCATCCTCATCTGTCAGTCCAGGCTCAATTTGCTCTGGTGTCAAGGCAGCTATCTCTTCTGCCGTGAAGCCTGTCATGTCAAGGTCAAACCCTAACTCGCCAATCTCTGCCAGCTCCAGCGCCAGCATTTCATTGTCCCAGCCTGCATTCATGGCCAGTTTGTTATCTGCCAGCACGTAAGCGCGTTTCTTGGCATCGCTCCAGCCTTTTGCCACCATCACTGGCACTTCTGCCACCTTTAATCGCTGCGCTGCTAACGTGCGCCCATGCCCTGCAATGATGCCGCCCTGCTCGTCCACCAGCACCGGAGTGGTCCAGCCCCATTCCTTGATGCTTGCAGCGAGCTGGCTGATCTGCTCGTCTGAGTGCGTCCTGGCATTGCGTGCGTAGGGGATGAGCTTGTCAATGGCCCACTTTTGAACTTTGTCGGCTGGATTCGTCATTCAAAAACCACCATTGCGGGTGGTGGTGCAAGTGACGCTGCCATCCCAATTTTTTACGCATCTGGTGGTAGTTTGGGCTTGGACTGCGAAAGACAGCAGCAAAGCTACGATTGTGATTAGGGTTTTCACGGATACTCCTTAAAAAAACGGGGCCGAAGCCCCAAAAGCTGGCAACTGCTTTGTCAGCACTAGCATTGTGCTATTTCAGGTATAGGTATGTCAACAGGCCATTGGTTTGTGTCCACTAACAATTGCACTGTTTTATGGTGCGCCACGTTCCATGCTAATTGCCTTTCCGCTTTTGACCATTTGGCTCCTTGGTCAATGTCGTAATGGCAACTCATGCATAAAGCAGCTGTTAGATTGTCGTCAGCTTTGATGCCTCGGCCTTTACCGCCGCCCCAGTTTATGTGTGCTGCCTGAACGCAAACGCCTGACCCGCACAGTTGACAGTCAAGACTTGCCACCAGTTTAAGTAGTTTTTTGCTTCTGACGTAGGGGTGTTTTGCAATCATTGGTGCGCCCTGTCTTGCATTCGGTTGGTGGCTTCGCGTGTGCGCCAGATTTCAATATCGAGCCTTGCCGCTTCCAATTGCCACTTCAGGGTTTCTTCTTGTTCAACTGCCAGCGCCAGCCCTTTCAACAACTGGTGATAAGCCGGGTCTGCGTAGGCTTCACGTTCCTGGGCGTTTGCTGCTTCAACTCCGAGTTTCAGTGCGTCTTTCATCAACAGGGCTTTTTTGGATTTCCTGAATTCTTCAAGATACACCCGCTGCGCTTTGGCTTCACCGTAAGCTGGTGCAATCTGACGGATTGTCTCGGCTGCTTGTTCTGGTTTCATTGCAGCTCCATCACCATGACATCAACGCCAGCTTTTTCTGCGTAGACCTTTTTCACGTGCAAATGAATGACCTGGGTGTCATCCACGAAAATGACCCCGTTCATGGCATCAAGGTAGGTTTTTGCAATGTTGTCGATGTCTGGCTTCTTGCAAGGCATCTCAGAGCCGTTTAAACACGCCTCCTTGCGCTTTTTGGGGTAAGACTGAGGGATTGGTAGCCTGACATACAAAAACACGGCTACAGGCGTTTTAATCGGCTCTGAACCGCCCATCGCTTGTTTGGCAAAAGTGGCAATCATGGCTTCATAGCTCAAGGTCTGTTTGTCGGTGTAGACCTTGGTGAAGTTGCCAACCCTGCTGAACCGGGGTCGGCCTTTTCCTTTGGGGTCACCCTCAACTTGAAAGTGGATTTGCATCATGGCGCTGCCTGTTCATTTCTGCAATCAAGGTATCGGCTCCAGCCTTGCCACGCCTCTTTTGGAGATCGAGCTTGGTATCTTCCCACCAAGTCCTGGCTCTGACTGTCCCAATCTCGATCGATTTCTTGGCAAACCGCATTTTCCATTCCGCAGCCTCGGTCTGGAGCAAGGTCTCCAGCATCTTGCAACGCTCGGTTGATGTCAGCAAGGCTAAATTCTTGGCC